AAGGTAAATAAGAATGGGGTTTTTCTTTCCTGAAAAGAAACAGGTAAGTTCTAAAAAAGAACTTGCCATTAAAGAAGCGTCAAAACAAGGATGCAGGGCGTGTCCTCTTTCAAAAGAAAGAAATAGAACTCCCAATATGCCTCCAACTGGAACAGATAAGCCTATTTTATATTTTTTAGGAGAAGCTCCTGGAGAAGATGAAGATATTGTAGGTCGGCAGTTCGTTGGAAGAGCAGGAAGACGTTTACGTAGGGAACTTGATGAAGTGTTTGACCCTGAAATATTGGATACAATTAGATGGAATAATACTGTCCGTTGTAGACCTGTTAGTGGAAATTCAAATAGAACTCCTACCAATTTTGAAATTGATTGTTGTAAACAATCCGTTATTGACGACATTGAAAAAACAAAACCATGTGTAGTTGTGGGTTTTGGTTCTGTTCCGTTAAAAACGTTTATAGGAGGAAGCACATTAGGAATTTGGGTAAATCGATTTATTCCCACAAAATTCGGTAATCACGCTTGTTGGTATTATGTTATGTATCACCCCTCCTTTCTAGAGAGAACTTCTAAACAAGGTGAGGATACTGAATATGATATTTATTTTAGGATATGTTTGGAAAATCTTAAACATTTTATTTTGAAAAAATATACTCCTCCAAAAATTGAAACAGATTATTTTAAGGGAGTTAAACCACTAACAGAATCTGAGGCTATTGAGCTAATGCGTTCATGGACTGATAGGAAGTATATAGCACTTGATTTGGAAACTGACCAATTGAAACCTTTGAGGGAGGGTGCGAAAATATTAAGTGTCGGTTTATCTGATGGAGACTTGCATGTTGCGTTCCAAAACTCTGACAAAGTTGTAAGGGAACTTTACAAGTTGATAATGTCTGGACCTGAATTTATTGCCCATAATTTAAAATTTGAGATTGAGTGGTTATATACCGCCTTCAAAACACAAGATTTTTTTAGAAAAGTTAGGTGGCATGATACAATGGCTCAAGCATATATTTTAGATGAGAGAACTACTAAAAATCATAACGAGGGAATGCTTAAATTGGAGATGCTCACATTCCTAAATTTCGGATTTAAGCTGAAATCCTTAACAAACATAGATAGAGGAAACATTTCAAAAACAAGTGTTAAGGACCTGCTCATTTATAATGCCTTAGATGCAAAATATACTTATAAGCTGTTTTTGGAGCAAGGTAGGAAACTTGACAAAGATTTAAAAATATGCTATAATAATCTATGCGAATCCTCAACTTGTTTAGCGATGACGGAATTAAAGGGATTGCTAATAGATAAAAATAAATTAAATGAGTTGAAGAACAAATATACGGTTGAACTTCAAGATATTATGGATGAGATTAAAAATCGTGGTGAAATTAGAAAATTTGAGAAGGACCTCGGAGTTACATTCAATCCTTTATCAACAGACCATTTGATAATAGTGTTCAAAGACATATTAAAAGCTCCGTTGGTAAAACTGACAGCATCAAAAAAGTATTCAATGGATGACGAGGTAATGTCAAAATTAGCGCCTAAATATAAATTAGCTGAACTAATTCCCCGTTGTAGAGAACTAAATAAATTAATCTCCACATATCTCGATAACATTGGGTATAACCTTATAGGAGATAAGTTGTATCCCAACTTTAACTTGATGCTCACAAAAACAGGAAGGTTAAGTAGTGGAACAGATGTGGGGGTCGAGGAATAATTTTACGAGGAGGTAATAATATGGAATTATTTCCTACAAAACCCAAAAGAAGGGGAGGAAGAAGAAAGGGAACTATTGTTCCTCCTGATGTTAGGGAAAAAATGAAAGCGACACATGTAGGATTCTTAGGAAGAAAACACACAGAGGAATCTAAGGAGAAGATTAGGCAAAAATTAAAGGGTAGACCTCTTCCCGAGGAAGTTAAAGAAAAGTTAAAAAATAATCTTACAGATGAGGAAAGGGAGAAAAGAAGTTTGAGGTTAAGAGGGAACACCTTCAAGAAGGGAAAGCGTGTAAGTAAGGAAGGAAGGGAAAGAATTAGCGAAGCACAAAAAAAGGATTTGGGCAAAAAGGAGGGAACTTAATTATGGAAAAGAAGAAGGGTAATGACGACGATACAGGCCTCATAGTTCAACAATGTAAAGGATGCTACCACATCGTCCGTGGTAGGTGTGTGGCCTTTTTTTCCCCCAAATCAAAATGGGCAAACGGAAAAAAATGTCCCATTTATGCAACAGATACAAAGGAGAAATAGTGGCAAAGGAAGTTAATTTCCAAAATTTCCCTGCAGGACACGAAATAAGAAATGTTATTGTAGCTCCTGATGGACACCTAATTGTTGCGTTTGACTATTCATCACTCGAAGCCAGACTTATAGCAATGGCTACAAGGGACAGTGAGTTTTGTTCTGATATTTGGAATGGAATTGATACACACATGAAATGGACTGAACGCCTAATTGAATTATATCCTGCAATCTCCAACAAAATGGAGAAAAAAGAATTGAGACAGTTTCTTAAATCAAATCTTGTATTTGGTTCTTTCTACGGAAGTAAAAAGGAGTCCGTGATAAAGAGGTTGGGAGAGCTTGAGGTTCCTCCGAGGGTAGCGTCGCAGATATATGATGAGTTTTGGGACACATATAAGGAAGCCAAAAAACGTCAGAAATATTTACTTGATTATTATAATAGTCGTGGAGTGGTTAAAAACCTAAATGGAAGGGAGAGGAGAGGAGTTTTGTCTGTAAATAAAATAACAAATTACCCTATACAAAGTTCTGCGTCTTACGATATTTGTCTCCGTGCAGGAGATAGGTTATCAAGATTAGCCTATGAGTTAGATAAACCTCAGTATCAGTATATAATAAATATACACGATGACTTAACTTTTTATATACCTTTAGATACACTTGATGAGGATATTCAGTTCATAGCTAAAGAACTAGTATATCCTGCTTATCATTGGGTAATAGTTCCCCTTGAAGTGGAATGTAAAGCCGGAAAAAGTTGGGGTTCTTTAGAAGTTTTAGGAAAATTTTCAACCTTAGATTGGTGGGAGTGGAAAGATAATAAGTGGGTTAAAAAGGAGGATGTAGAATGCCGGCAACCGTAAAATTGGAAGATTCACAGTGTGGTTATATAGACAAGCGTAATGTTACTTATAACCAGAAATACTCAATTTTGGATTATATTTTTAATGAATGGAAATCATCCACAAATGTAATCGAGTTATTTGGGGGAATAGGAATAACATCTTATTTTATAAGGAAGCACATAACTCCAAAATTACACACAATATTAGAAATACACGACGATTGTATTAAGGAGTTAAAAGCCAGATACCCTAAACTTGATATAAGGAAACAATCCGCTTTTGATTTTGATGAGTATTCTAATTACGATTATGTTTTGATTGATGCTGGAGAATTTTCACAATCAAAGTTTTATATTAAACGGTTTAATACTATTTTTGATAAACTAAAAAATTATAATCCTGATATGGTTGTTACAGACCTTGGATTTTGGAAGTTTTCCTTTGTAAAAAAGGAAAAATGGGATGTTGAGGTTCCTAAGTATTTTGAGGCATATCAAAAACTATTTAAGCAATATAACTTTTTTATAAAGAAGGCCTATTATACACATGATTTCTCAATATTGTACCTAACAAAACTACCTGTTGAAATCGATATTAAAAAGTGGGATAAGACAACACATGAATGGCGTAATGTATTGGTAAAAGGAGGATTGTTCTAAAATGTATAATAATCCCATAAGTTTGGCTGGGGGAGAGGAAAGATTTGTTTGTCCCCAATCATTAGCCCTCAATACTTATATTGGTTGTAAACATGATTGTTCTTATTGTTGTGCTAAATATTTATTATCTCCTTATAAACATTGGAGGAGACTCGAACCAGCAAATGTTGATAAAATAAAACAGACATTCATTCAGGCACATTCAGGTAAACCAGGAATCATATTCGACCTAATTCGGCAACGTATTCCCTTTAGATTTAGCAATCTAACAGACCCTTTCCAGGAAGAGCTTGAACGAACTTATAAAGCTACTTATAGAACTCTTGAAATTCTTAGGGATTACCAATATCCAGCGATATTAACAACTAAAAGCACGTTGTGGGCTGAGCCTGAATATATAGCAATACTCAAAGAATTTCCCTCAGTTATACAAATGACAATAACCACTATAGACGATAATTTGTCCGCAAAAATAGAACCTGGAGCACCTGTTTCTTCTAAACGTGTTGAGGCTTTAGAGAAGGGGGCCTTAGCTGGATTGATTACACAGGTTAGATATTCCCCTATTTTTCCATTATTATCAGACCAACCTGAGGAGGCGTTCAAAAAGTATAGCGAAATAGGTGTAAGAGATATAATTTCAGAATTTTTAAGACTTCCTGTGAATAGGAAACAAAGAGCATGGATAGATGGTGCGTTGGGATATGATTATTTAGAATTTTTAAAGAAAAATAAATACCCGATGGAAGTAGCGGGACACTGGATTAAGGTTACAAAACCGTTTATTTTTGATGAATACTTAAGGTTTAAGGGTATTGCACAAAAGTATGATTTGAATTATTACATCTGTTGTGAGGAAAGGCCTGAATTAAATAACTGGGAAAATTGTTGCGGAACCTCAAAATATTTTGGGTTTGACAAGTGCTTGGATTGGACGATACAAGTGAACGGAAAAAAATTTACAGATAAACCTTTGTCATTTAACGGGTATATAGCCGAAACCACCTGTCCATACGTTGGTGAGTATAGGGAATTTTTTGAAAAGGGAAAGCATGAGAGAAATCTTGTGGGACTACAGTTTGACAAATATACAAAAACGTATAAACGACTTAAACCGCCTAAAAAAGTGGGGTTATTTACATGATAATAAACGGAGATTGTGTTGTAGAATTAAAAACTATACCCGATGATTCCGTCGATATGGTGCTTACAGACCCGCCATTCAATGTTGGTTTAGAATACAATTCCGTTGATGATTCTATGCCTGATGAGCATTACCGGGATTGGTGTATACAATGGCTAACGGAATTAAAACGAGTATTAAAACCAGGCCACGTGGCAATTGTGTTTACAGGAGATGCGAAATCATATTGGTTATTTGATGCTATTTACAAATCTGGATTTGTATTTAATCATTGGATTAAATGGATTAAAATGAATTCCCAGGGAAATTTACCTGGGACAGCTTTCCTTAACAAGGTTGAACTCGCTTTTTTGTGTAGTAAAGATAAACTTAACAGGAGTATAATTAATAGAAAGGAAATGAATGCGGATTATATTATTTGTAATAATATGAACATAAAGAGTAAGGGGTCGTGGGGACATATAGCACAAAGACCTCTAGAACTTTATGCAAAATTAATTAAGGGTTTTACACAAGAAGGAGACACTGTTTTAGACCCCTTTTTAGGGTCAGGAACGACTGCTGAGGCTTCGTTATTATTAAATAGGAAATGTATTGGAATTGAGATTGATGAGACTTATTATAAAAAGATAGTAAAACGTATAAAATTAACTGGAGGTAAACTATTTTAGAACTAAAGTATAGACCGAAAACGTTTGACCAGGTAATAGGACACACTAATGAGGTTTCTGTATTAAGGTCGGCAATAAAATCTGGAATGTTTCCTCACGCAATACTCTTATCAGGAGATAACGGAATAGGTAAAACAACAATAGCTAGAGTTGTTGCAAACGAATTAGATGCTGAATTAATAGAACTCGACGGCTCAACCTTTGGTAAGGTTGAAATAATGCGTGATATTGCTGAAAACCTTAAATATCCTCCTATGGGAAAGCACAAGACAAAAATGTTAATAGTTGACGAGTGTCAAGGATTGAGTAAGGCTGCTTTTGACAGTTGGTTAAAAATTGTGGAGGAACCTCCGAATTTTCTCTATTTTGCATTCTGCACAACCGAACCTGATAAGGTAGTTAAGGGGATTAAACAGCGTTGTCAACATTTTAAATTAAAACCTATCAGTCAGGAGGATTTAGAAACATTAATCCTTTTTGTTGCTGAGGAGGAGGGAATAGAATTACCTAAACACGGAGAGATTTTGATAGCTAAAGAATCTTACGGTTCTCCAAGGCAGGCATTAGTCTTCCTATCACAGGTTAGGAATTGCAAAACATTGGAGGAGATTTCTGATATAATCAAATCTGCTATTGCTAAAGATGATATTGTTGATTTTTGCAGGTTATTAATCAGCAAAAAAGATTACGGTAAAGCACTTGAGATATTATTTAGACATAAGGATACGAATATCTACAGTTTGAAATTGCAAATAATAAATTATATTATAGGATGTATACAGAGGGCTAAAACACGGAATGACGTGGATTATTTTATCGGCTTATTAGACATTTTCAATGCTGTTTCAATAGACCAACAATTTGGATTCTCCTCACTACTTGTAGCTACATCGAAAGCATATAAAGAATAGCCATGTTTGACCCTGTTACTTCCTCACTATATGTAGGCGATTGTTTGGATGTTATTGAGAGGTATCCAAACGTTATTAGTGGTAGCCATCTATTGATAACATCTCCCCCTTATAACTTTGGAAGGGAATATGATTCCATTGAAGACAATATTGACAATGATAATTACTTTTCAACCCTTGAAAAAATTTTCTCAAGTATCTATAGATTAGCTAATGATTCGTTCCGGATGGTAATAGTTGTTAAGGACAATTATGCAAAAATGCAATTTACAGCATTAGATTTATATTCAACGTTAAAGGGGTTGAATTGGAAACCTTACGCTTACTTCGTCTTAAAATCAGGACACTTCTCACGGCAAACATCCTGGGGTTCATGGCTATCTCCTTCGGCTCCTCGTATAAGATGCCAACATGAGCTTGCTTTAGTTTTTTATAAGAAAACTTATAAACGGGATAATAAGACACAGGAAATCTCAAAACAAGATTTTATTGATTTTACAAAATCAGTCTATTATGATGATGACTTGTTTGTATCTGATGTGGATAAAAGGTTACATCCAGCACAATTCTCTCCAAATCTTGTCAAAAGATTTGTTAAATTATTCTCCTTCAAAGGAGACACGGTAATTGATATTTTTAACGGAATGGGAAATACAGGGTTGGCGTCGTTGTATTGTGGTCGAAACTATATTGGTATTGATATTTCTAAAAACTATATTTTAGCATCAAAAAAAATTTTTTTAAAGAATGGATTCAAAAATATTTCTATAAAACTTACGTGAGGAGTGTATATATAATATATGGAAGATAAATATGGGTGGATAGCTTTTTTATGCGTTATTTTATTTGAGGTTTTGTTTCTTTTTTATTCTTGGAATTATGTGGTTTCTCCCCTTTTTGGGTTCAAGCGAATTTCCGCTGGAGATGCACTAATATTATTAGTATTATTTAAAATAATAAACGGTAAGTAAATTATGAAAACTATAACTTTACAAGAGGCTAAGGAATTATTACAGATTGACGAAAACCATATTGATGATATAATAAAGGAATACCCCGCAATTTATAATGAAATAGCTGAAAGATTTGTTGAGGCTAAATCTTTAAGAGATGAATTGAAAGGAAAATTAAAAGAACTATGGTCGAGGGAATTTTTAAGGATTAAAAAGGGAAATCCACGCATTACAGACGCAATTGCTAAAGCTGAGGCGGATATACATCCTGAATATTTAGAAATACAAAAGGATTACTTTTATCTAAGTAAGGAGGCTGACTTATGGGAAAAGATGTTAGAATCTTGGGATAGGAGGGCAAAAATGATAAATAACTTATGTGAATTAATAGCTACAGGTAGAATTGCATTTTTTTCAGTAAAAAAATCAAGCACAGAACTATATGACACAAATAAAAAAGAAATGAGAAAAGAAAAGGAGGTATAATATGTCATTTATTTACAAAGACAGGCCTGAGGAATTTTATCAAAGGAGAGCGACACAGAGAGGTGGAATATCAAGGGATTCGATATTTAAGGACGGTGTTAGGGTTTTTACACCGAGAATTGATGAGCAGAATAGGATTAGAATACTTCCCCCAACGTGGGATAATCCCGAACACTTCGGTTATGATGTGTGGGTTCATTACGGAATTGGGGCTAACAATTCGGCGTTTCTATGCTTAAAACTTATGAAGGGAGAACATTGTCCTATTTGTGAGCAGTTAACCACAAAACAGGCACTTGAGGACCCTGTGTATGCAAAAAAATTAAAAGCAAAAAGGAAGGTTGTTGTTTACATAATCGATAGAAAGGAAGAAGAAGTAGGACCTAAAGTTTGGGCTATGCCGTGGCAGTTAGATAAAACATTAGTAATCCAAGCAAGGGATGAGGATACAGGTGCAATATTAAGGATTGATAGACCCGACGACGGATATGACGTTTACTTTGATACGGTAAAAGGAGCTACGAAAGATATTGCCTACACTTATGAAGGAGAAAAAATAGCACGAAAGTCATCCCCGATTTCAACAGACCCCAAACTTATGGATAAAATTTTAGAATATATAGTTGAGCATCCAATTCCATCCGTTCTTGAGTATAAACCGGCAAAATATATACAAGCTGTTTTTTCAGGTAGCTTAATCGATGAGGATAATGTAGATATTCCAATCGAAACAAAGGATGACGTTGTAAATGAGGTGGTAGATGTTGAGGAATCAGGATTAGATAGACTAGCAAAGTTAAGGGAGAAATATAAGAAATGAGCGACA